ATCAAGAATTTCTTTTTCTCCTTTATATTTACTAAAAATATCAATTGTGATGGTAATTGCGTCCGTGCGGGTATCAAAAGCATCTGCTCTATTATGTCCGCTTAAACGAGCCATCAGCCAAGGAAAATTCTCTACATAAGCCCCGTTATCAGTAATATTATAGCCTAATCCTCTAACCAGGCTACATAAATCAGTTTTTATTTTCTAAACCATAAGGGTCCTCCACTAATACATAATTATCTATATTATCAAAACGAGAAAGATACAAATACTTTGCGTATAAGTGTTCTCCTTCTTTTGGAGTAGCATAATCATAAACAAACCCATTTGGGGCAATATAGGTTGTCATTTTTTTATTTAAAGCCATTATACAACCTCCATTATGTTATTATAACCTAAATAGAATTACCGCCACCATAATCTCCTGAATAATTTGGAGTAGTATTAATATTAAACAAAGTATCAAAAATGCCATACAACATTACTAAAAGAGGAAATAATACCAAAAGGGCTAACATTCCTGCTGTCATTCCCAACAAGTCTTCCATAAATCCCCCTTCTTCACCTCCACCCAACGCTAATTGGGCTTCCGCAATAATTGTTTCGCACATTTCTTCTAAAATTTCCTATGCTTCATTTACTGCTTCCTATGCTTCATCTATGAAGGCTTCCAGCCCTTCATTTAGGGCTGGTTCAAAATAAGGCTACGCAATCATCTTCCAAGTCCCATATTCAACATATTGCGCGTATTCTGCGGTAGCCTCTGCTTCACATTGAAATCCATCATTATCGGCCGAAATGGTGCTTTGTAAATATCCTGTATCTACTGGAACAAGAGAAGTGGCTATATCTTCAAAAACTTCGCAGAAAGCGTCGCACGCAGAAGAATAATCTACTTCTACTTCTGCGTGCTCGCCCATTACATCTGCGTCAAGATAAGTAGGTAATCCTAAATCACTTGGGGTGAATGAAACATATAGTCCCATAGGATTTCACCTCTTTATTTCTTTTTTTAAATCATCTAAATCATTTTGTAATAAACTGGTTTGTTTTTCCAATTCAAAAGTGCGCTCAATTACTTGGTTATGTAAATTAACCTTTTTTTCTAACTGTTCTAATCTATATGCTATTAGTGCTTGATTTTTGTTATTAGAAAGAAAATTGCCAATTAATGAACCTATAAAGGTTATAATTGCTACAATAATTGTTTCTGTTATCGCCATATCTTTATTACCTCGCATTAAAACAATTTACATAATAACCAGCGGGGTCCAAAGATGTCCCCGTATTAGGCCCAATTATATACCCACTAACATCACTTGTTAAAACAACAGAAAATTTTCCTGCGTCTTTTTTTGTAATACTAACAGTAATAGCAGGAGCATCAGAACTATTGCCGCCACGCTTTACCGTAGTAGTTCCATTGTCATAGGTAACAAAATAATATTTTATACTGCTGCTATTAGAAGGAATAGAAGTCAAGCAAGACATAAAAGTTAAATAAAACTTTTCGGTAGGAGCATTATTAAGTGTCAAAGTAAGTGTTCTATTAATTTGTTTATAAATATAACCACCAGAAGCACCAACACCAGTGCCTCCATAGCCCCAACCAGTCCAATAAGTATCTCTTTCAGTTCCTCCAACTGAAATACTATCTACCGCAGTAGCCATTTCTGCTACAGTCATTGTTCCACTTCCGCCGGTCTTTGTGCGGATAGCATTACCAAGAGCAGTTAAATCAGCAGTGTTTTCTAAACTATACGCCATTAATAACTCCCCCCTACTGTAATTTCTTCCCAAGTGTAAGTAGCGTTATTTACGCCTTTAACACATTTTAGCATATAAGTGCCCGCAGTTTCAGGAGCAGCGGGTAATCCTGTAAGAGTAGAACTAATTTCATTATTGGCATCAATATTAATACCTGCGCCCGCAGTATAAGTTGCGCCTCCGCCAGAGCCACTAATAACTCCATTGCTATCAATAGTAATCGTGCTACCATCTACCTTAACTCCGCCAAGAGTTGAAGTAGAAGCAACTGGAAGTTTATCTGGGGTTAAAATTGAACTATATTGAATTTGTCCTCGGGTTTGTGTGCCGTCTTCTTCTTCGTGGAAATAACGGATACTATTGCTGGAAAATTCAACCTAATCTCCCATATAATCTTCAAATAAGGGGTCTTCGCTCTCTTCCTCTTCGGTAGAAATCTGTCTTGTCTTATATTCTGTTAGTTGTAATCCATAAGTAGATAAAGTTGTATTACTGGGAGGACTTATAAAATTTTCAATAGTAATACCCTGACTTGAACTTATAGATACCTAATCAGCCTTATTATCTGGGTCTTCTGGATGAGTAGTATCAAATCCAAATAATTCTAAACTTCCTGCGGATAAAGAAGTGCCCGTTACTTCTGCGCCACTTTCAAACAAATCAATTGTTAAACTACCATCAGTAAGCATTGTTTGTCCCTATAACTAAAAAGTTTCTGGCATAGAAGAAGTAAGAGTAATACTATCAGGCTCTAAACCAGTATGGAGTGTTTCAGTATCAAAATTAACTCCACTACTTGCGACACTAATTTCATTATTCTAATCAATAGTAATTCCACTACCAGCGGTATAGGTTGCTCCCCCAGAGGGAAGATTAGCCAAAGCAGTATCTACATAGTTTTCAGTAGCAACCTTACTACCTCCTGCGTTAGCAGTCGTTAAGCCATTTGCGTCGGTGCTATAACTATTACATCCTACATATAAATTACCGCGTAAATATTCATTACCATCCCAGTCTCTTGTAAAAATATTTTTACGCTAATTCGCCGCCGTGCCATTACCTACAATGTTCTAAAAAATCATATTGCTATCAATCTCATTACAAAATCCTTCTGCGTGCTAATACGCACTTTTTGCTACGGTTTTATAACCTTCGGCGTGAGAATAATTTCCTTCGGCATCTCCTGAACCCTCTGCGTGTGAATATTGTCCGTCTGCCGTAGAATTATTTGAAGCAAAAGAAAACATACCAATCGCACGGCCCTAATTAGTTCCTACTGCGTAATTTCCAATGTTAGATAAATTAAAATCAGTTGCGTAACCTAACATTACTGATTTAGTGCCTGCGCCGGCTAACACTCTATCATTTAAATCCCAAGAAACAGTTCTATTATTTTCAGTTAATCCATTAGTAAAAGTATAAGAAGCATTGCTACTTAATATACCATCATTATCAACTGTAATTGTTGAGTTATCAGGTTTTACTAAACCAAGAGTTGAAGAGGTAGCCTTGCCAGGAAGGCTACCTTTAATTAACTCAACTAATTTAGTAAGCCCGACATTATCTAAAAATTTTGCCATATGGGCTTACCTCCTTAAACAGCGCTTGCGTCATTCCAAATTGATGCGACTTCACTATTGCTTAACGCAGAAATTGACATTTCTGTATCGCCAATAATCTCCCAAGCGTTATTTACATAAACATATTCAGTATAAACCTAATTAGTTCCTGTGGTTGCTTTTTCAACTAAATAAATCTTTGAAGAATTACCAGTTTGAGGCAATTCTCTAACAACCTCAAAACTGAATGAACTAATACCACTTAATGCGGTAGTAATATCTGCCATTGTAGCCACTTTATTACTGGAAGCATCATAAGCAGTATTAAATACTAATGCGTCTTGCTTACCAGCAATAGAAGGATTAATATAATCATCAAAATATGTGTCTAAACCTATCGTTTCTCCAGGTTCAGCACTTGGAGATGGGTCGCCTAATTGTATTGACCAGAGTGGGACATACTCAACCCTTAAATGGGGAGTAGTTCCCTCTTCACCATAGAAAATAATAGTGGTGTCATCCACAGGGATTTCGCTCCAATCAACAGTAGGGATATCAGCCATTGTTGCTACTTTATTAGTGCTTGCGTTATATGCGGTATTAAACACTAATGCGTCTTGTTTATCTCTTACATCAGAGGCGTTCGCTTTTTCTGCTAACGCAGTTTTTATAAGCCCACTATAATATAATAATTGTTCTCCGGTTAAAACTTTACTATAATCTAATTGTGCCATATATTAAAATCTCCTTTTATTTAAGAATTCCAAATAGCGAGAATATCACTATTTGTTAGATATTGAATATTAGATGAAATCGTTGAACCAACTAAACTAATCCCGTTTCCCGCAGTTAAAGTTTCTTGCTTTTCAGCCAATCCTTCATCTACATATTCAATTGTGGCATATTCGCTTAAATCAATATCTCCCGCGCTAATATTCGTCGCAATCTCTTTAATATCTTCGGGAGTAAAATAATCTACTCCTTTTTCAGGAGTTTTTCCTTTTAAAGAAGCCAACCATTCAGCCTGCGTTCCAGAGAAGCCATTATCAACAGCAATCTCATAAGCGGTTTTACCGGCGGGACCACGGTAAGTAATATTACCTAATGAGAGTTGAACTTCTACGGGATTAATAGCATTTAAAACTTCAATACTTGCCATTAGAATTTCACTCCCCCCAGAACTTTAAATTTCGCAGGACCTAATACAGTATCTACTCGGCCATCTGCCGTATCAACTTCTACATCATAATAATAATTTCCAACGGGAATATTAGTATCATTTGTAGTAAGTCTAATGACAGCCTTATTATTTACAAATTCATTAATAACCTTTTGGATACGAGGATTTGTTTTCTCTAATTCATCATTAACAGTAAAATAAACAGTATCTCCTTCGTCCAATAGGTAATCATCAAAAGAAATAACAAAATCTCCTGTGTCCTTCGCGATAATAGAAATTATTTGAGTGTCGTTATCAAATGTTATCATTTAATTCAACCTCCTCAACAACCTCCATTAAAACGCTGAACCATTCCCTGCCTCTCTTTACCTGGGTCATAAGTTTATATACATCGCCATTAAAGATGTAGCGGGTATTCACATATTCATCTAATTTAATATCAGTAATAACATTAATTAATTTTTGAGTTGTAACGCCAAATTGCGTAATTTGTTCGCCCGTTGCGGTAATAGAGCAATGGGCCTTTATTTTTTCGTGAGGTTCTACTTGAACGCCAGAAGAACCTCCTTGTGTATCATCGGTAGGGATGACACGAATACGCTAAATTAAATCTCGTTTAATCATATCATCTTCACCTTTCTATTCTTATTTAACATCCATCTAACTCTATCGCTGTAAAAACTATCATAAGTCATTGAAACGCCAGAAGAAGATTGCTGTGTAGTGCCTTCACTCCCAATGCGGTTGTAGCGCTCAACCACCATACTGATAACCACAGCATCTAACTTTTTATCGTATTCAGGCAAATTACAATAAGTGTAAGCCTCTTCTTTACACAGAGAAATCAATGTATATAATAATTCATCTTCGGTGTCGTCTTGAATGTTTAGCAAAAGTTTTAATTTATTTAACATAATTTCTCTCCTTCGCTAAAAAAAATAAGGGCCTACCCACCGAAGTAGGCAGGCCCTTTTATATTAAAACATTATCAATTAGGGAGTTTCAGGCTCGTCGTCTTCAAGCATCTTAACAACACGGGTAGCGTCGGTAAGAGCAACAAGCATAACTTTACGAGCATAAACGGTATTCTTTCTATGGTCGGCGTCTCTCTCTTGCTCGGTTTCTGCGCCTTTCTTTGTAAAGATAGTAACAGCCTCTTTGGTAGCAAGATAAGCAGTGCCCTTTGGAACAGCCTTACTTACATAAACAGGAACACCGCAAATGGAGCCAATATAACCAGTGCGTGCGAAATCTTCAACATACTTTAAGTCGTCGGCAAGTGCCTTACGAATAGTAGCCTTGATTTCAGGATTAATAAGAATGAATAAGCCCTTCTCGTCCTCATAAGGATACATAGCAATAGCATCAACGAAATCGCTGAAAGTCCAATCAACGCCATATTTAACAATAGAAGCGCTATTCATTTCAGCAACAACCTTTTCAGTAAGGTCATTAGTCATACGCTGTGCTAAACCAGCAAGACCAGCATCAACAACCATTGGGTCAGTCATTTCTTGCTCGTCGTAGTAAGCAAAACGACCCTGGGTAACACCAACTTCATAATCTTTATCACTGAAAGAAACAAGGATTTCATCGGTATTACCTTCGCCCATTTTAAGGTCTTCTACATCGCCAGTAGAAGTATAAGTGTGGATAACCTTCTTCATACCAGGGTTCTCAACGAGGCTATCGTCGTGAGTAGCAAACTGGCTCATATCAAGATTAGTAATAAGTAAATCTTCAAGTTTGTTTTCTAAAACAAAATTTTCATAAATAGTATGATTTTGTGCCATAATAGCATTTCTCCTTTATAATAAAATTTTTAATTGTGAGAGAGTTGCTTATATAGTTCAGGATTAGTTCTATAAATTTCTGCCTGCTGTTGGATATTCAACTTTTTAAACTCCTCACGCGTTAGGCCGGTTTGTCTTGCTGACCCGGTCTTGGGAGCAGGAGACGCAATGCGTTTTGCCACGGCATCTGCCACGGCTCCGTTAAACATCTTCTCAAAAGTGTTAATATTATTCATCATAGTTTCAGCGTCTTCTGCGACAATATAATCAATAAATTCAACGGGTAAATTACGATTTGATAAAACCTTCATCGCTTCAATTTTATTTTGAGCGATAGCGAAATCTCTTTCCCTCTATTCAAGTTCTTGTAATTTCTGCGTATATTCGTATTCTTTACGCTGGCTTTCGTCCATATTCCGCAGTTTCTCGGCTTCTGCCATTTTGTTCTCTAAATCTTTTTCCCATTTCTTCTACGCACTACTAACTCTGCGGTCGCCCTCTTTTTGAAGTAAGGCCTGGACTTCTTCTTCCGTATAAGTTTTCGGTGCGTTATCCCCTGTGGTTTCCACA